GTATGGTAGACATCAAAGAGTTAGGTAAAGGAACTTCCTTGGTTGCTCAGTTTGATTCCATAGACAATACAAGTGAGACGTTCTCAGATATATTGTTATTCTATGTAAAGAATGACACTGTGTATATGAGAATACAAAGAGATAGGTTTGATGTAGAGTACCCTACGCCAGCAACAGGTGTGGGTGTTAGTATTATTGAATCTGGTATTAATGTAAACAGTAGGTTTCAAATCAGTTATAGGACTGAGGTTGATAAGCCTACTTTGGAGGTATAAATGGCAATAGAAAATTCACCATATATCGCAGGGCTTAATATAGCTATACCTGCCAACACAAGTCCACGGGCAGAAGGTGCTGCTCAAATACGTGGTAGTAAGACTGCCTTAAAGAACTCCTTTCCTAATGTAGATGGTGCTGTTACAGCTACTGCTGCACGTATGAATGAAGTCTTTGATAATGAATCACAAGTACCCCTAGGCTTGATTGCTATGTGGTATGGTTCAACATTCCCAGATGGTTGGGTAGAGTGTAATGGCGAGATAGCTAATGGTTTTGAGACACCAGACTTACGTGGTTTGTTTATACGTGGCTCTAATGAATCAACTGCTGTAGGCACACTCACCTCTGTTATCAGAGACACTTACTGTATCAGGTCATGCACTAGCCATTGACCAACTACCTCCACATGACCATGAGTATGTAGATAGATACTACGCAGAGAGTGAAGGTAAACTAACTGATGAAGGTGCATCTAACATCATGGTTAATGACTCACCTAACCTTGTGGGCTCAGGTGATACAGACAAGGATGCTAACGCATTACTATTCGTAGAGGCTATTACAGAGCAAGCTGGTACTGGTAATACACACACCCATGACGTGACAGACTCGGCTACATCACCATTTGATAACCGACCTGCTTTCTTCACGTTAAGTTATATCTGCTATGTAGGTATTGAATAAGGAGTAAACAATGGCTTTTGAAGTATTCAAAGTTGACCAACCTAAAGGCGTTAACTTCACAAAAGAACCTTCCCAATTACCAGCAACGGTATGGGATGAAGCACAGAATGTAACGTTTAGGCATGGCATCACTAAGAAAGTCACTGGTTATGAACAAGGGTTTGGTAAGACTGGGGAGAACAATGATAGCTCGTTGTTCCCTGAGTCTGTCCTATCTCTACGTGATGATACACAGGACTTCTATTGGTGGGCTTACGCCTCCTTTGATTCTGAGAACAAGGCGAAGCTATTAAGGATTACATCAGCTAACGTACACACAGACGTTACTCCTGTAGGAGACATTATTAAAGATGATAACTTCTCGTGGACTAATGACTCAATCAATGCTGTACCTTACTTCACTTATCAACAACCTTATCGTTGGGATGGCAGTACACAGTTTGAGAGGTACACTTACTTCCCAGACCACATCAAGGTAGACACTGTACGAACTTACCGCAATTTCCATATCGGTATGAACTTCGAGACAGTAGACTTTGACCCATCAGCCCCACCATTAAATTGGGGTAGTGCTATAACTGACGAGGAAGCTCGTGAGGAGTACGCAGGGACGTTTGGACCATGGAACGCAGGGAAACACCAGAATGCAATTTGGTGGTCCTCTGATGTCATAGGGAAGGATACAGACGTGGTATGGAGTGATGCTGACCCTACCAAGTCATCTGGTTGGAACTTCTTAGGTGGAGCAGGTGGTCCTATCATTGATGGCAAGACTATGCGTGATTCATTTATGATATACAGAGAACGTTCTGTATGGCAGATGACTTACGTTGGTGGTATTAATGTATTTGCCTTCAAGGAAGTATTTACAGATGCTGGTTGTCTAGGTAAGGATTGTGTGGCTGAGATAGAAGGACAACACTTCGTTGTAGGTCAGTCTGATATCTATGGTCACAATGGCGTACAGAAGACCTCAATCGCAGATGGAGTAACCCGTAAGGAAATCTTCGACTCTATTGACCCTAGCTATATTCGTAATGTATTCATTGCTACTAAGTACCAAGACAAAGAGTTATGGGTATGTATCCCAGAAGCTAGTACAAACATTGATGGTAAGTGTAACATAGCATTCGTCTATAACTGGGAAGAAAAGACATGGTCTCGTCGTAATATACCTAACATGGTTTGTTCTGCATACACTATCCTATCTATATCAGAAGGAGACATTAGTTGGAATGCTGAATCAGAAGGTGGTCCAGTTGATGCTAGTAATGAAGCTACAAGCGACATAGGAGGCTCTACGTGGAATGAGGCTACTGATACTTGGAATGATTCATACTTCAAGTACAACCCTTCTCAGTGGGGCTTAATGTTTGGTGGCTCAACTGTTGATGGTACTGGTGGTGCATTATATACATCTATAAAAGAGCCATTAGAAGATGGCAACAACATAGAGGCAACGGTAGAGAAACGATGGATGGATATGGGTGATAGAGCCCAATACAAGACTATCAATAAGATTTACCCACTGGTTCGTAATGGTATTGTAGACTGTTATATAGCAGGTACATCAACTGTTATGGAAGCCCCAGTATGGAAGTTCATAGGCGAGTTCGACCCGTCTGTTCGTATGCATCTAGCATGTCATGCCACAGGTAGGTTCTTACACGTCAAGTTTGTTATTAAAGGCGACAGTCGTGCAGAGCTTAGAGGCTACGCTGTTGATTTTGTTAAGAGTGGTAGACGATGAGTAATAGAGGAGACTTCGTAGGTACTGGACCTACATCAGGTAACTATATACCTGCACCAACTCCATCAGAACAAGAGGACTTACCTGTCTATGTTAATGATGAGTTGTTACGTCTTGGTGGTGTTGTTAATGGAGTCTTGGAGGGTGGTGCTTTGCCACCTCACTCTGAACTACCTAAGCGTGTCAAGGAAGGTATGATAATGAACTTCTCACAAGAGGTTAGTGAGGAGGTAGACTCTGCCGGTGTGTGGCTATACAAGCTTAACAAGTGGTGGAAGCTAATAGATGACCCATCGTCTATCATACTTCCACAAACCATCTACAAGCTCACTGAGGACGATATAGCACCATCTGTGCCTGCACCTAGTACCTTACCACCTGATGGTTGGGTATCTATAGTACCTGTTAAGACAGACAAAGCACAGTATGTGTGGGTATGTATGGATACTGACTACGATAAGAAGACAGAGATATTTACTTGGTCTCAGCCATCTATCTTCTCTGCTGGTGTTACTGATGGTGGTGAGGGTTCTAATGGTAGTCCAGGTTCTGGTTTCTATACTGGTGAGTTCCCAACTGTTGATTGGACAGAGCCTACAGCTACAGACAGGTTCATGGGTCTGGTAGGAAGAGCCCCAGTAGAGCATGACATCTTCATACAGAATGCTACATCTAGTGAGGACTCAGAAGGTAGAGAGTTCCTGAATGGTGTGTGGGACGAAGCTGGTCTATATATTGATGGCTCTATCATAGCCTCAGGTACAATAGCTGGTAATAGATTCCAAGCAGGTAGTGTAATCAAAGCAGGTAATGGTAACGTCAGTGCCTCTCTGGATGGAGCGCACCCACTGTACCGCATCTACGCAGGTGCAGGTGACCCAGACTACGCTCCGTTTAGAGTAGACCAGTACGGTAACTTCTATGCAGAGTCAGGGGTATTCGGTGGTACTATCTACGCTAACTCTATTGAGGGTGACATCACAGACATCATCACTAAGAAGGTAGCAGCATTAGAGATTATGATACCTGACGGTAACCTAACTACAAACTATAGCACATTGTTTACTATTAGTGTAAGTGAAGCTCAATCATTCAATCGGGTATTAAAGGTTGACCCTA